GGACTGGTTGATCCGGGCATGATCGGCCCAGACGGGATGCCTATGGACGAAGGCGGCATTCCGGGTGATGATGAGGGCGAGGACCCGGGACTCGCTGGCCCCGATGAAGGAGATCCTCTGGACGAAGGCGGAGGCGGCGATAGCGCGCCTCCGCCTTCGGGACCGCCTTCAGATGAAGATGGCGATAGCAAGAAAGATTCTAAGCCATCTTCCAAGGACAAAAGCAAGAAGTCCGGTAAGCCGCCATTCAAGAAGAAGTCGATCCGCACCTATCACGGCATCGGAGGCCAGGTCCTGACCGAGGACCAGTTCACCCGGCACATCGCGGTCGCCCTGTCCGGCGGCGACCCCCGGGTCCTGGCGGCCGTCCGCGCGGACGCCAGCCGGTGAGCGGCAAGTCCGGCTCCGTCAGCCTGCCGCCCGGCCTGCGGATCCGGGGCGCTCCCGGTGACCGGGTAATCCGGAACGCCATGGAGATCCCGGTGCTCGCCGAGGTGACGGACGGGGTGTGGATGCCGCTGATGCCCTGCTCGACCTGGGAGCAGTGGCGCCAGCTCGCCCAGGCCATCCTGGATACGCCGATTCCAGCTCCCGAGCCGGCGGACGCCGGATGAGCAACGGCGACGGGAGCTACTGCGCCCAGGATGACGTGTTCGTCGGCGCCGGGGGAGCCGGGGTGGTCATTCCCCCGGCCGGGCACGCGGACGACCAGGAGTGGCTCGCTGACCACTGCTGGGTCTGCGGCCGGTCGAGTGCTGAGATCAGGGCCGCGCTCAGGTTAGATTCGGCACATGGAGTTCAGGGTCACGGTAGAGGGTCCGTACGGGACCGTCACCAAGGTCATCCCCGCCGACGACGTGGACCGCTTCATCGGCGGCCCGAAGGACCTGCTGGCAAGAGCCGCGCATATGGCAGCCATGAAGATCGAGACCGAGGGCTGATGGACCCGATCGGCCGGTTCATCGCCACGCTGCACAACCTCATCGGCCACGACAAGGCCGCGGCTTATCTCGGCCAGCCTGCCGGCGACAAGCGCGACTGCGTGATCTGCCAGTACGAGAACCGCCCCACCGACGCGAACCGGGCTGCCGTCATCGCGGCGCTCGCTCCTCCGGCCGCCCCGCAGAAGTAATAGAGGGCAGGGCGCCCTCTGAGGAGGGCGCAGCCGGTGAGGATCGCCTACAGGGCCGGGGAAGGCGCCGCGCGCACCGCGAGCATGCAGCAGCTCTCGCGCGGGTTCGCCTTCGGGGCCAAGGGCCTGCGTGACGACCAGATGACCGATGAGGTCCGGGAGGCTCGCAAGAACCGGCGGGTCAACGCCCGCCAGGGGATGCTCGCGCGGCGTACCGCCCTGGCCGGCGGGGCCTCGGCCGGGTTCTCGGACATCCAGTTCGCGACGGGCAGGCCGCGTGACCCGCTGTTCTACTGGCGTCAGAACAACTTGCCGTATGACTTCAGCCAGAACGAGGAGCTATCGAAGGTCCGGGCGTTCTGCCGCCTGCTGTACCAGACCGACCCCATCGTCGGTAGCTGCGTCGATATCTTTTCCAAGTTCCCGGTCATCGGCGCCCACCTCGAATGCAAGGACCAGCGGCTCACCGAGTTCTACGAGGGCCTGTTCTTCGACGAGGACGGCCTCGACTACGAGGAGTTCCTCGTGGACATGGGCCGCGAGTACTACACCTCCGGCGAGGCGTGGCCTTTCGCGACGTTCAACGAGGACCTGGGGATCTGGGACGACGAGGAACTGCTGAACCCGGACGACATCAAGGTCGAGCGCTCCCCGTTCCTCAAGGAGCCGCGCTACTTCATCCGGCTACCCTGGACCATCCGGCAGATCCTGACCACCCGGCAGCCCGCCTGGGAGTACAACAAGCTGATCCAGGAGTACCCGGAGCTGGCCGCCTACACGGCCGAGAACGCATTCATGCCGGTCAGCAACATCCTCCTCAAGCAGCTCAGGTTCAAAGGTGACACATTCAACCTCCGTGGCCTGCCCCTTCTCACCCGTGCCATGCGGTCAATGCTCCAGCAGGAGATGCTCAACACCGCGCTCGACTCGATTGCAGACCGGCTCTACACCCCCCTCATCCTCTGCAAGCTCGGAGCCTCAGCCACAGACCTCGGCACTTCCGTACCCTGGATTCCCACCGACGATGACCTGGAGAACTTCGAGCTTGCCCTCGACGCTGCTCTGGCAGGCGACTTCCGAGCCCTGATCCACAACTTCGCGGTCGATATCCAGCCGGTGTTCGGCCGCGAGAACATGCCCGACCTGACGCCCGACTTCGAGCGGATCGAGGACCGGGTACTCCAGGTATTCGGGCTGAGCCGCACGTTCCTGATGGGCGCCCAGGAGGGCCAGACGTACGCGGCCGACGCGCTCAACAAGCAGCTTGTCGAGCAGCTCATGACCCAGTACCAGAAGTACCTCAAGAAGCACTTCCGCCAGCGTGCCATGGTCGTCGCCGAGGCCCAGGAGCACTACGACTACGAGGAGCGCAACGGGCGCCGGTTCGTGGTCATGGAAGAAGTCCTGGAGGTAGACGAGGAAACCGGCGAACGGCGGATCACCGAGCAGCCCAAGCTGCTGGTACCCGAGCTGGGCTTCGCGGTGCTCAACTTCCGGGACGAGGACACCACCAGGCAGTTCACCGAGGCGCTGCGCGCGTCCGGCATTCCCATCTCGGCCCGCACCCGGACCCGCGGGCTCGGCATGGACCTGGACGAGGAGCGCGAGCGGTCCCAGGACGAGGCCATCGCCGACATCATCGCCCAGGCCCGGACCCGGCGCCAGGCGTTCATCGAGCTGCGCAACGAGGGCCTGCCGATCCCGGCCGACCTCATGGCCGACTTCGCGCCGTTCGCCCAGCAGGAAGGCGTGCCCCCGGCGCTCGCCGCCGAGCAGGTCATGATCGACCGGATGGGCATCCAGCCCGAGTCGCTGCCCGACCTCGCCCCGACACCCGAGGACATGGCCCAGGGCGAGATGGAAGACGCGGAGATGGGCAACGCCCCGCCCGAGGGCGAGGGACCAGAGCCCGGCGAAGGCGGCGGGATCGAGGACGACCCGCAGCGCCCGCCCGAGTCCGACCAGGAGCGTGACCAGATGCCCAAGGCTGCCCGCAAGCGCAGCATGCCCAAGCAGGGCGCGCTGTTCCGGCGCACCGGGCGGGTCCGCCAGATGGCCGCGCTCGCCCGTGCCGTGGACGAGTCGGGCGAGGACGCCGAGCGCGCCCAGCGGATCGCCGCCGCTGCCGGAGAGGGGCAGGACGAGCAGGACCTGGCCGGGTTCATCCTCGAAGCGCACCTGCCCGAGTCCGAGGACCAGGCCCGCCGCGGCGACGCCTGGTACTCCGGGCCGAGCCTGCGGGCTTACCAGGCCCCTGCCCACGTCGGGATCCGGTCACGCCTGGGCGTCACCGAGGAAGACAGCGACCTGCTCGACTACGACAGGTACGTCCCCGCCGCGCGCTAGCCCCAGAAGGTCTGAGGAACCGACCGGAGGGGAGCGCCCGTGATCCACGCGCAGTGCAAGAACTGCGGCACCTGGGCCATCATCACCGACGGCAGCGACGTGCACGCGGCCGTCGATGCGAAGGGCTGCACCTGCTGCCCGATCGATCACGCCCACGGCCAGGCGGCCAACGAGACCGGCACCCCGTGCCGGCCGCTGCTGATCACCGCCATGGAGCCGGTGGAGGCCTGAGCCATGACGATGATGGACCAGAACCGGGTCGCCTCGGTAATGAACAACATCCTTGAGGGCGGGTCGTTTTCTGCTTGGCCGACCGCGCTGCACCTGCGGCTGCTGACCGCGATCGGCAGCAACACCTCCAACGGCACCGAGGCCACCTCCGGCAACTGCCCCGGCTACACCGCCGGCGGCAACGCCATCACCTTCGGCGCGAACTCCTCCGGCACCTCGGCCAGCTCCAGCGCCCCCTCCTGGACCGCCACCGGATCCTGGTCCACGATCACGGCGATCGAGATCTGGGACACCGCAGGCACGCCGCTGCGCTGGTTCGAGGGCGCGCTGACCGCCTCGATCACCGGAGTGGCCAACGGCGACACCGTGCAGTTCGCTACCGGCGCGGTCACGCTCAACGCCTCCACCTGGTAAGCCCTGCCCGGCCGCTCGGGAGGTGAGCGATGTCCATCGTGCCGGAGCTGTGGGCCAACCCAGCCGCAGCCACTACGGTTGCCGCGGCGCAGACCGCTGTCTCGCAGGGCACATCCCAGAGCTGGACGATGAGCGGGGGATACGCCAGTTTCCCCGCGGCGAACAGCGGCGCTGC